ATTTGGTTGCGTGGGAGCGGGAGCAGCTGACGAGGGGGGAGAAACTACACCCCCACCGACATCAGGAGTACGAGTAGCAAGACCCATGGAGATAAGCTCCTCAGTATTTTTAGGGTCATGGACGAAGTTTAAGAAATTTGAAGGGTCATTGAGGAAGCGAGCACGAACATGCGCCGGAAGGGCAGCGAATTGATTATTAGCATGGATTACGACCTCAATAGATTGTTGATAATCGAGAGCCTCAGAGAAGTCACCATAGACAGGGTTTTTAGAGATCATTTCAGGAAGACCACCATTTTTGACAGCTTTTTTAATAATATAGTTGATGTCACATTCTTGAGCGAAGGATTGTTTAGTACGGGAGACTTGACCAGTGAAGTCGAGAGGTTTGGGACGGACACGTTGAGTAGACGAATTAGCAGACATAGAGACTCCTTAGGTTAATATTCACGACGGCCGGACGGATGAACGAACGAGCCATCTTTTTGAGGACCGATTTTGACAGGGACACCACGAGAACCGGAGCGATGAAGATCAAGTTCTTCACGATCACGAGCATTAAGACCAGCACGACCTTTGGATAGGACTTGAGCAGCAGAATTGATAACTTTACCGGCACGAGAGCCGATAGCATCAGCAGTAGCCATTTTAGAATCGATAATGGCATGTTTTTTATCTGCTTCAGCACGAGCAGCGACAGCTTCGAGTTGGGATTTAGCAGCTTTCATTTGAACATATTTAAGATTGGCAGAATTGGCCGACTCACCAGCTTTTTGCCATTCGGACTCGGTACGAGCTCCTTCAGTAAATTTAGAATTGGTGAGATTAAGAACGGCCTGGGTATTAGAGGTTTGGGCATTAGCAGCATTGAGCTTTTCTTGAGAATCGGCTAGATCGAGTTCTTTTTGAACACGCATCATTTCGCCGGAAGAGGATAGCCCTTGAGCAACAGAATTAATTTTAGGAATAGCACCTTGAGCTTGCGCAGTAGGAGAACCAGGGGAAGAGGTTGTCCCTTGAGAAATGGCGAGCATGGGATTTATACCCGCGCCTTTCATATCAGAGACAGTATTGCGCCAAGCATTGGTAGTCATATTGTAATTATAATCACGAGCTTTTTGGGCCTCTTCGGCATTGAACATGTTGTTTTGATAGTTCATAGCCTGATTGGCAGAGTTAGCACGCTCAGAACCCCATATACCGGCAGCGAGGGCACCAGCACCGATAGCGGCAGCAACGGGGAAAGCCATTTATTTACGACTCCATTTTGAAAGGAAGTCGACAAGTTTTTGGAGGAATTTTTCCGGTTGGTCACCGGGGATCACAAGAGCCACAGCGATAGCAGAAGTCAGACCAGCGATAAGAGCAGAGATAATTTCAGGAGCCATGGAAGAGATGGATTTAAGGAAAGCGAAGATTTCGAACAGAGACATAAGACCTCCTAGAAGTGATCAATAAGACCAGGGACAGAATACGTAGGCATAGGACGGGCACATTTAAGATCGAAGTAGAAGTCAGCGAGAACCTCAGGTTCAGTAGTAATAGCGACAACACGGTCGACGGGAGGAGTTTCATCAATGAAGGTTTGATTAAGAACAGGAAGAGAGCCGAACTCTTGGGCAAGATGCCAGAGATCGAGAGAGCCAGAGGCAGTAGAACGAAATTTGCCAGTAATGCCGGATGGTTTATATCTGTATTCGGCGAACCTTTCTTGGTAACCGAACACAAGATCATCATCGGCAGTACCTTGGGCATAAATTTCTTTGTTGAGGACGGATTGCTCACCGAGATGAGCGAGGGCAGGCCAGTAATAGTCAAAGCGCGTAGAGCGAGAGAACATACGGTTAAGGCCTTGTTGGTAATTGAGATCAGCACGAAGACAGACCATTCCGATAAGAAGGGTATGTTCAGTGAAAGATTTCACAAAGCCCTTACCAGTTCCAGAAGCAGTAGCAAAGGCAGCAAGTTGGCCTAGAGCATTAGCACCAGAAGTAGGGGAGGTTTGAGGGATAGGGGCGAAGGTAACAGGAATAGAGCCAGTAGCAAGAACCTCAGGACGTTGAAGACGGGCATCAGGAGAAGTAACGCCGAAGTGAGCGCGAATGATTTCAGTGTAACGAGTACCACCACGAGCGTCACGTTCATAAAGGCGTTGAAGTTGGAAAGCCTCACGGAGAGCATTAATAGTAGCAGCAGTAGCATTGGTTAAGTCAGCACGAATATTTGGATAGTCAGAGCCAGAAAGCGTTTGAGATTCGATACGCCATTGAGTGTTAGCAGCAGAGGTATCAAGTTCTTGGGCTTTAGCATAGGACGAAGTAGTCCCATCAGATTCGTACATAGACCATGGACCGGTAGCAAAGACTTGGTTGGTTTTACCGATACCGAGAACGGGAGCAGAAGTACCAAGGGGAAGAGTAACAGCATCAGCTTTTTGGGGCCATGGAAGACAAGAGGTAAAGTAGTCATGGCGTTTACCGCGCTTAAGAGGAACATAATCAGTATAGGTATCAGGACCGTCATCTTTGTCTACGACCACGGAATCAATAAGGTTTTGATCTCTAAACCATTCGTTGTAGCATAAATTATACGCGCGGTGCCATAAAGAGTTTACAGAAAGAGAAGCAATCCCAGTAGGAATACCGAAGTAATCTGAGAGAGAAGCAATAGTAGCGCCAGTAACAGCGGGCATAACGATTTGAGGAACGACATAAGAAGTAGAATCACCAGGATCAGTTTGAGCACCATTGAATTTTTCCCAGTTGGTCCAAACAAGACGGTTAGGAACAGCAAAGAAAAAGTAATCGAGATGGAGATTATCCATAACGGGAACAATTGGGGTTTGAAGACGGCAGAAAGTCGCCATTTTTAAATTGAAGGTATCCCCCGGAAGCGCCTCATCTACGAAGATAGGAATAAGATATCCAGCATCGAACGTGGTTTTTAGCCCATGGGAACGGTTGAAGGACGAGCGCTGGATTTCCGCTCGTGGAACCTGGCTAAAATTGTGTTTCATCAGAGAGGGTTGCTTACCGGGGTTGATACCAAACATAGGACTCCTTATTTATTTATTGGACACCAATTGGGAGACATTTTCAAGCGACGGATTTTTGGCTTGGAAATCAAGAGCGGTGCCTAAGGCAATTTTTGCCTCGTAACATTCGATGGCACCTGTTTCTTGATCGAAATCGCCGATTTCGAAGAGAGTAAAGTCAGCGGGATATTTAGCGAACTGGGTAGTGGGATCGTTAACGAGATCACCCCATTCACGAAGCATTTCGCCACGAGTGCGAAGACAAAGAGGGGAACGATAAGCGGTAACCTTGGAATCGAACACGGAATACATTTTAAGTTTCATTTTCGTAAGTCCTTTTTAAACGACCTTTGACGGTCAGGGTTTTATGTTTTTCTAACGTCGCTAAACGTTCAGCGCCTAAAGGCTCTAATTGTTTAGCGGCAAGCTCACGCCTGCGTTTAATTTCATCGAATAAAACCGGATCGTCAAGCTCGAAAAGACGATCATAGAATTTCGGAGGTTTCATTTCGCGACCGCGAACAACAACAGAATCAGCAGGGTAGACATCAGAAGAATACTTCTTGAGCCAGTCAGCAGCAATACCAGGACGACGAGACATAGTTGTATATTCAGGCTTAAGTTCATGGATTTCCCCAGTTTTTATATTGACCGTTTGATAATGGTCCGCAGCAGCATCTCCAGTAATTTTTTTCGTAATATAACGAGCAACATAGGCGGCGGAGTCAAACGTGACATCGGATATAGTGGAGAATCCATGGGGCCATAATTGTTCGAGCAACGGGGATGTATAGTACTGGTGACCATTTATTTTTTTCCATTCTATTTTATCGGGAAAATCAAAGTTAAAGAGACAAGCATGATAATGGGGACGACGGAATTTTTCGCCATACTCACCACAATGAAAGAATCGTATGGCATATTTTTTATTCCACTTAATCTTTTGCTTACGCAAAGAACGACGATGCCATTGGCGGAGTCGTTTCATAAAAAGTTGATAATGTTCTAATACGAGAGAACCACCATCAGGTAAAGACTCAGGGTTGTAAGTAAGAGTAATATAGCAATTATCCGAATGCAGAGAAGCTTCATGCACACACCGGATCGCCCATTGACGAGAACGTTCAAGACGGCATCCAATACAACGACCGCAAGGAAGATCGACAGGTTCATCAGCAACACCTTCACGAATATTAAAGACAATGTTCCTCCTTCCATTTGGGTTTACGACCTTGGACCGATAGCCGGACAACGGCGAATAGCATGGCATTTAGCATCCTTCTGTAAGTGATTTACAGCCGGATACCACCACGCATAGGGACTGGGGAAGTATTTTTTTTATTAAACTTTTTGGCAGTCCGTGTAAAAAGTTTACGGGAACCAGAACGGGACATATTTTTGCGACGCATAGGACACCTCGACTAGACGGGTTATTTAGTCACTGACACAACCGGGTTTTACCGGATTGGTGTCAGTGGGAACACTTACGTCTAGTGGGTAAGTGTTCCAGGGGGACAGAAGGGATACCTCTGTCACCCATTTGACGCGGCATTAGCCGCACCTGCCCCCACGAGATTTGGTTGCGTGGGAGCGGGAGCAGCTGACGAGGGGGGAGAAACTACACCCCCACCGACATCAGGAGTACGAGTAGCAAGACCCATGGAGATAAGCTCCTCAGTATTTTTAGGGTCATGG